GAGCTGCTCGTAAACCAATAGATTATTAAGATATGGAAATAGGACAAATTATTAAAGGACATATTAATGAAGTGCTCGACCTTAACAAAGATATTAGTTAGGGTCGAGTTGCAATATGTAAAAGATGTCCTCTTTACTCAGACAGGTTAGGAGGAGTATGTAATGATAGATTATGGTTAAATGTAGAAACAGGAGATGTAAGTATTACCAAAAAGGAAGGCTACAAGAACGGGTGCGGTTGCAGGCTTAACTCTAAGACACGCTTAGTTAATGCTAGATGTCCTTTAGGTAAATGGTAAATGTAAATTTTAAATGTTAATGTATTATGACAAAGAAAGTAAGACTGAATTTGACTAATGAAGAGAAACTTGCACGTGATGTTGTATCTGGTGAATCATTAAGATTCAATATGGCTGAGGATAAAATTGAGAATCTTCTTAAAAAGAAAGAAGAAGATGCTTTCAATGATAAGGTCGACGAATACACAGAGCGTTTTGAAAAACATGTAAATGGATTACAAGAAGTTGCAGAGAATCTTGGTGCGGATATTGAAAAGATTGAAATCAAACCTTTATTTGCTCGCATACTTATTAAACCATTTGCACAAAATCCATTCCAGCGTATTGTACAAGATAAAAAGACTGGTATTATTACTGATCTTGGTGGTCTTGCTCCTCAATACAAAAGTATGGATAATGGTAAAATTGAAGAAATGGAACAAATGATTATTACTGGTGCTGTACAAGAAATTGGTCCAGATGTCAAGTATATAGTTCCTGGTGACATTGTAATGTATCGTAAAGAAACTGCAATGCCTGTTCCTTTCTATAAACAAGGATTCTATACAATTGCTGAGAATCAAGCTATTTGTGTAGTTAATGAAGGTCTAACTGAAAGATTTGATAAGATTAATGGAAGAGACTAATATTTATTTTAATCCTGGAGATCGTGTTACATTACGTTAGGATATTCCTAATAAACCTATAATGATTGTTGTTAAAAAGGAAACATCATTATTTAAACACGATAATAAGAAAGATCAAAAATCAGTATTAATTGGTATTAGATGTAGATGGTTTACAACAGATGGTACTTTACAAGAAGCAATTTTTTCAACAAAAGACCTTTTAATTAAATAATTATGGACGAACAAACACAACAACAAATTGTACAATTAGTTCAAGCAGCAATGCAAGGTGATGAATAGGCAACTCAACAGATTCAACAAATTATGCAAGCTGCACAACAAGGTAATAAACAAGCACAACAATTAGCTCAGATGATTCAAGCAGTTGCACAACAATTACAAGGTGGAGGTCAGCAACAACCTACTGGTACACCATCAGCACGTCGTGGAGCTAAACTTCAATATATCAATTCTCTTCGTAATGTATGTGGAGCTGATGAACAAGTTGAATACTACAAAGCTGGTGGTAAAACTTGTCACAGATGTATCAAAGCACAAAAAGCTCGTGAAGGCGATAAAATAAAAGATCCTGTTACAGCATTTAAATGTGGTCGCAAGATTAAGAAAAATGCTTACGGAGGTGATTTTCAAAAAAAAAACAAAGATTTAATTCCTAAAGGACAAGAAGGACTTGAAGTTGCTCAAAGAATGATTCCTGTCTGGGGTACGCTTAAAGAAGCTAAACAACTATATGATTATCCTTCATGGGAACAAGCTGGTTGGACTGCTTTATCTGCATTAGGTGATGCTAGTATGTTTGTATTACCATTAGTAGGTGGTCCAATAAAAGCAGCAGCAACTGCCGCAAAAGCAGCTAATGTTGCATCTAAAGCTGCTAAGGTTAGTAAAGTTGCTAGAGTTGCTAAAGTAGCTAAATCAGCAAAAACTGCAGCAAAAGCAGCTGGTGCTAAAGTAGCTGAGGATGTTACTACTCCTGCTTTATATGGAGTTTTAGCAAGACCTACTATTGGAACAGCTGGTCGTTTTGGGCTTGCGTCTAATGAAAATAACCTGAATACATTTGGAATGACTAAAGAGCAAGCTGATAGTCTTTATCGAGAAGAACTTCGTAGAAGATATCCTATAGAACCTAATAAATAATAAATAATTATGATACAAGATATATTCCTATATGATAATGTGACTAATAAAATTAATTTGAATCAACCCGAAATTCTTTTAGTAAAAGAATTTTCTGAACTAATGAAAGATGACAGGAATATATGTAAGGAAGATCCAACAGGAAAACATAAATTAAGAGCTTTTAGAGAATTAACATATATCTATTTAGCTATATGTTGGAAAAGTCCTTATAGTGATTATACAGAACAAGAACGACATAAAGAAGCTTTAAGAGATGCTGAATTAACTGAATCTGAATGGAATGATCCAACTTTTAGAGCAGCTTGTAGAAAATATAAAAAGATACAAGAAGAGAATCGTTCTTTGAAGCTATTAAAAGCTGCACAAAATACTACTGATAAATTTATTGATTACTTCAATAATGTTGATCCAGAAGAACGTGATGCAGTTACTAATAAGCCTATATTTAAAGTAAAAGATTTGATTGTAGAAATTAGCAATCTTTCTAAAGTACATGAAGAACTAATTGAACTAGAATCAATGGTTAAAAAAGAATTGTCAGAGCAATCTTCAATTCGTGCTGGTGCTACAGAAGGTTTCATTCCTAATATTTAATACTTATGGAAGAAATTAAAAAGAAAAGAGGTAGACCTAGAAAAAATCCATTACCTGATGAGATTCAGAATCTAGTAAATGAAGTTCAAGCTAAAGCTGAAGAACAAGTAGTAATTGAAGAACCAGTTGAACAAGAATCTTAGATTACTTCTGAATGGGATGTTCCAATCGAACAACCTATTGAATTTTTTGATGCAAGTCTTTCATATGAATTAACTGGATATAAACCAATCACTAGTACGAAAGGTTTAGATTTTGATCCAAGTTGGTTTACTCAAGCAAGAGATACTTATAATAGAACTGGATTATATACTTCATTAAAGTTTAAAAGTAAACCTTATAATGATTTCTGGACTAAAGAATACATTAAATGTAGAGATGGTTTAACTGTAAATGGATATAGAATTACAGGTGATCATTATTACTTTTTAAACTATTATCAATTAATGAATTTGAAATCTGTACAAAAAGCAGGTACAGGTCGTTTATATGACTTTCCTGACTTCTATGTTGCACAGTATCAATGGTTCCATTACTTAGATCTTTGTAAAAGATTAATGAAAGATGCTTGCTTAATGAAAGCTCGTGGAGTCGGTCAAATTAACTAAGGTCGACTATAAATTCCGCAAAATCGGTGAAGGCTAATGTGATTAATCACTATGTTAATACCGAGGTAACTCAGCTCATCGCTGAACACCGTAACGCGTAGGAGGTGAACGCTAAAGAGAGTAATAATCCTCCCAAGAGTGTGGAACATTCTAATTAGAATGAAAATGTACGCTGAACTTATAGGAAACTATAAGAACTAAAGGATAAAAAGCCTTTAGGATAACAAAATTGTTTAGTGAGATTATGGCATCTCTATCTGCTTGTGAATATAATTGCTTTAGAAACTCTATTACTTTAATTGCTGCACATAAGGAACAATATGTTAAAAAGACTCTTAGTAAAGTTTGGACAGCATTAACTTTTACTGATGATCATACCCAAGGCGGTATGTTAAAACTTAGACAAGCTAAAGATACTGAGATGCTGCGTAAAGCATCTTATTATAAAGTTGTCAATGGACAAAAAATTGAAGAAGGTTGGTTATCTAGTATTCAAGGTATCATAGCTGATAATCCAAATAAGATACGTGGTGATCGTACAGACTTGTTAGTTTATGAGGAAGCTGGATCTTGGCCCAATTTACTAAAAGCATGGATTACTGGCGATCCTCTTGTAGAAATTCAAGGTAAGAAGTTTGGTATAAAGCTAGCTGGTGGTACTGGTGGTGATGCTGGTGTAGGACTTGAAGGTCTTAGGTCTTTATACTACAATCCAGACGCTTATAATATATTACCATTCAGACACAAGTTTAATGATACTGGAGAATATGTATTTACTGGATATTTTATTCCTGCATTTACAGTTATTAATAAAGATGGATTTATTGATAATAGAGGATTTACAGATCCAGTAAAAGGTAAAGCATATTATGAATCTATTAGAGCTAAGAAAGCAAATGATCCTAAAGGATTAGTTAACTACTGTGCTGAATATTGTTTTACAGCAGAAGAAGCATTTGCACTTGAAGGTGATAATGACTTCAACAAAGTTCTTATTACTGAACAACTAGTAAAAATTAGAGCTTTAAAACAAGCTCCTAAAATAGAATCAGGATATTTAGAATATGCTTTTAAAGATAGCAAACAATCTGAAGAAAACATAAACGGATTCAGATGGATTCCAAATAATTCTGGTAAAATCAGAATACTAGAACATCCTTTATGGACACTACCTCCTGTAAAGGATGAAAATGGTAAAGTTACTTGGGCACCACCTGAAGAAAAAATTAGAAATTTATATGTGATTGGTATTGACGGTATTGATATTGGTTCTGCACAAACTTCTGAAAATACCAGAGATCCGTCAGATTTCTGTTTAGTAGTTAAGAAACGTGTTTATGGTTTAAGTGAACCTCAATACGTAGCTATTTATAAAGATAGACCTAGTGATATTCGTGAAGCTTATAAAATTTCTGTAAGACTTGCACAATACTATAATGCTGTAATTAACATAGAGGCTACTAGACAGAGTATTATTCCATGGGCACGTGAAAAGAAGCTATTAAGACTTTTTATGAAACGTCCTAGAGCTACATTATCTGATTCTATTAAGAATACAAATAAACAATATGGTACACCAGCAACTCCTCAAATTATTTCACATCAAAATGCTTTGATTGCTGATTATATTAATGACTACTGTCATAATATATGGTTTGAAGATATGTTAATGGAATTTAGTACATATAACTTGGAGAATAAACGTAAGTTCGATATTGTTGCATCTGTTGCAATGGCTGAACTTGCTGATGAAGAACTTCAAGGTGTTGTACCTAAACAAGTACAAATTGTTACAGAATCAGATGGAGATATTGGTTGTTATTACGATGAACATGGTAATAAACACTGGGGTGTTATTCCTAAACGTAATCAACAACAATTTAATTATAACAATAACTTTGGATAGAATAATGTCGATTTAGGATATAGAACAAGCAACCCGAGATTATATTAGGACTTTCTTTAAGCTTGAATATACAGGTAAACTTGTAGTCAATGCTTTAAAACCAAAAGGTTATGAAGTAATAATGTATCCTCAAGGTCAATATGTTCCAATGGTTTTTTATGCTGAGTTAGATGATGATAAATTTTTAAAGTATTTAAGAGAAGAAATAAGAATTAGAAATTATCATCTAGCCCAGTATGGAGAACTAAATAAGAGAGAACGATGTTATCCAATAACTAAACCTTGTAGTTGTAATGACAAATGATGAATTAATTGAAAAAGCTGACAAGACTGTTGCCGAGTTAGTTTATCCAAAATATAGATTGTAGAAAGCATACAACTACTATAATGGAATAAGAGATAAAGATTAGTTCAAGTATCTTGAAGAAATGTTTGGAACAAGTATGCCTACTACTATTGAGTTCACTCCTTTAGTTAGAAAGCATATTGATGCTTTGATTGGTGAATATCTTACTATGCCGATTATTCCAAAAGTTTCATGCAAAGATAGTGATACTATTACTAATATTTATAGATAGAAACAATTAAAAATCTATACTGAATTAACCAAATACTTAAAAAATCATCTTTAGAATTTCATACTAAGTATATAGCAAGGTAAGTTTACTAATGATGGTCAAGTCGAAAGTGAATTAAAAAGGATTAAGGATGATATAGATAATACATTTATATCTGATTATGAAATTGCATCACAAGATGTTTTAACATATGTAATGCAATCAAGAGATACAGATATAATGACAGTATTAAGACAATTGCTTTTAGATGTATTAATTACAGGCTATTGTTTTTATAGAGTAGAACCTACTCTTGAAGATAATGACATTAAGATAAAAGCATTAAATCCTCTTAATACATTTATTGATAGAAATGTAGAATCTCCTTATGTAAAAGATTCACAAAGATGTGTTGTTCGTACTTGGATGTCTAAAGCTGAAATATTTAGTAAATATGGAAAAGAGATGTCTAAAGCAGACCGAGATATCTTGGATGAAAAATGGGAAACTATTTATGAAAATTCTATGCAATACGTTAGAATCATGAATAATTCTTGTAAGGAGTATGCTACAGATGGTTTATTAGCTGATATTGAAGTAACTCCAGGTTATCCTTCAGGTAGAGTTGAAGAATTTACTTTGATTCCAGTTTATGAAATTGAATGGATTGAAACAGATAAAAACTTTACAATGCAACGATATGAAGTTATTCGTATTGGTGAAGAGATTTATATCTGTCGAGGTAAAAATGACAAAGTAATCCGTTCAGTATCTAATCCTAGACATTGTACAATTTCAGTTAATGGAGTTTATTTCTTAAATCGTAATGCTCAACCTTACTCTTTAATGTTAGCTTGTGCACACTTGCAAGATCGTTATGACCTGCTTAACTTCTATAGAGATAACATTATAGCTAATAGTGGTACTGTAGGTGATTGGATTGATGAGACATTAATTCCTTCACATTTAGGTGCATCAATGCCTGAACGTATTACTAAATGGATCTCTATGAAGAAACAAGGAGTTGGATTGTTAAATTCTGCAGAAGAAGGTAGAATTTCTCAAGGTACAGCTCCACTTAATACCATCTTTAATGGTTATGATGATACTGTAAAAGCTCAAGCTATTCAAGCAATTCAATTAGCAATTGATTCTATTGAACAAACTACTTCATCAATTACTGGTGTATTTAGAGAGCGTTTAAATGGAATTGAACAACGTGATGCTGTTACTAACATTAAACAAGGTGTGACTAACTCGTTTATTGTTACTAAATAGTATAATCATCAAATGGATTTAGTAGTAAATGAAATGCTGTTAGATTGTTTGAATCTTGCTAAAGTTGTTTGGAAGAAAGGTCTAAAAGGTACTATTGTTCTTGGAGATAAACTTCAAAGAGTATTTACAGCATTACCCGAATACTTTACAGTATCTGATCACGATGTCAGAATTATGACTAGTGATGAAGTAGTAAAAGATATAGAAAGTATTAAAGCTATTATTCCTGAGTTTGTAAAATCTGGAGGTCTACCACCTGATTTAATTATTGAAGCTATTACTTGTAAGAGTTTACCTGAACTCAAATATAAAATTAAGAAAGCAATGGCTCAATAGAAACAAGAAAATAACTAGATTCAGCAACTTAGCTAGAAGTTACAAGAAATGCAACAAGAGTTACAACAAGCTAATCAAGAACTTCAAAAAGCTAATCAAAAGGTTGAACAACTCAATCAAGAAAAACTTCAAATTCAGAAAGCAGAAGTTGAATATCGTAATCGTGTTGATTGGTATAAAGCTGAAACTGATAGAAGTTATAAAGAAAAGATGGCTGCTGAAGCTCAGAAGAGAACTCAAGCTGAGATTGCACAGTTGTATGATGATAATCCTTACAACGATAAAATTAGACAAATAGGATCATAATGGAATTTAGTATTGATATACATACGCATCCTGATGGCAAAATTGTTATAGAAGATTTTGCTAAAGAATATGGATAGTATTTAGATGAAGATATAGAAGATGTAGTATCATCTTATGATCTTTATAAATACAGTGAAAGTGCATCATTAAATACTATTATTAAAGTAGGAATTGATGAAGCAACTTTAATGGATGTATTGTTAAATGATCATACTACTGATATTGACTTATGTGAATTTAAAGTAGCAAAAGATGGATACTATGTTATTGACCATATAGTTCTTCCAAATCTTACTTGGTACAACAATGCTTCTGACGATTACAAATAGTATTATGATACTATTTATATAATTAATGAAGGTAAGATTTATAAAGAGCTAAAAGGTGAATTAGTAGAATGTACTGTAAAAGAAGTTCTTGAGAGAAATAATGAAGGAACAACTATTAAGAAATGTAAAGTAAATGTATTCTTTACTGGTAACTTACAACAATGCTACATTAACTATTGTAAGAAATTGTTCAATTCACAATTGAATAAATGTAATTCAATAAGTAATGAAGATACATATGCAAGAGACTTTATCTGGATGACTTTAAATGTTATTGAATATTTAATTGATTTTGGATAGTTTATGGAAGCTGAAAGAATACTAAATACCTTTACTGCTTGTAATGGTTTCTGTTCTGGAAATAATACTAAACTTTAGTCTGGTTGTGGCTGTGGATGCTCTAAAACATAAAGTAATAAAACGCTATAAGGAGTTTTTGAAAGAAGCCCAAAAAGGTTATCAAACAGACTATAAAGATATTCTTGATATGATTTGTTTCATAAAACTTCCTTTATAGTTAGACAATCACGAATTTATTAAATAGTAGCTATTAAATTTAAACGATGTAGACTATTTACACTTCAGTAAATAATGCTGATTTAAAACCATGTGGAAAGAAAGGATAGATTCATAAAGAAGCTCCTATTCCACTTATTAAATCTAATTATTTAGGCGAATACAGGACTGCACTTGAAAAGGCAAAAGTCAGAAAGAATTTAGGTATTGCCGATGAAAATGTCCTATAGTGGGGTAGCATCGAAGGTACTATTGAGAATTAGAAAGATCTTATAAATTACGTCAAGAGTACGTAGAATTATACTTCTGGTATCTCTCCTAATATATAGACAGTTACTGATGCATTAGATTATGCTTTAATGTACTTAGCTAACTTTAAATCAGAATCAGATACTATTGAAGTAATTCAGAATACTATTACTGAAATCCAATCTGATATCTCATCTTTAAAAGATGAAGATACTTTAGTAGAAAGTAAAATATCAGATATTAATAACAAGATTGAAGAAATTAATCAAGCTATTATTAATATTGATGTTGATAGAAATATTCAGAATTGGATTGAAAGTAGCTTAAAAGGTTCTAATACTATTAGCTATGAAGATAATACTTTATAGGTAATAGTTGATGAAGATACTGATAACGCAATTAAAGTTTCTGAAGGTGGATTATATGTTAAAGACTTAGAATCTACTGTAAGTAACATTTAGACTGTACAAGATAAACTTGTTACAGATGTAGAGAATGTATCTGATAATGTTGTTTATAATACTACTTTATCAGATGATACTACTTCTCCGACAACTGTTGGAGGTATTACTAAAGGTACTACAGTATCTTCTATTAAAGGTAAATCTTTAATTGAAATTGTAGATACTCTTTTGTTTCCTACTTATGTTAGAAGTTTAATTTATCCTACTTTGACTTATAATATTAAAGATCAACTTGTAGAAGTTGGAAGTTCTGTTATAAGTCGTGAAGCAACATTTAAATAGAATGATGCAGGTCTTGAACTTAGTAGAAGTGAATCTTTAACATTTAATGGTAAAACTACCAGTTTAATTACTACTTATTCTTCACTTGGTAAATATGTTTATACTACTACAGTTAAATATGATGCTGGTGAATATCTAGTAAATAATAAAGGTGAAACAACTACTAGTAGAGTTGAAGCAGGAAGTATTGATGCTTCAGTAACTCTTACTACTACATATCCTTGGTATATAGGAAATAGTAATGGTTTATAGAAACAATCATTAGTTGCTTTCAATACTGAAACTGAAGTTGAAGTATATGTAGGATATGATGCAATTATTAAGTTACCTGGATCTTCAACTCAATTAGAGTCCTTTAAAGTGAATGGAGGTTTAGGTTATCTGGATGTAGATTTGACAGGATGGACAGAATCAACTGAAGTCTTAAATGGAATCAATTATAAAGTTTGGACTAAGAATGATTCATACTCATCTGTATTGCCTCACAAACTTAAATTTATTCTTAAATCATAATGGCATTTAAATATAGTGGAGATTCTATTTTAGGAGTATCTCTAAGAGTAGAATCTCCAAAACCTCTCGATATAAGAACTGTAGTATCTAATACTAGTGAGCTATACACTATAGATCCAGTATATGCTTATGAAGGTATGGCTGTAGCTAATGCAAGCAATGGTAATATTTATGTGCTTGTTGATAAGGCTAATATCGGCAATAGTACAGGTTGGAAAGCATCCTATGAATCTGTTTAGATATTAACTTATACTCAGGATGAGTATGATGAATTAGCAGCAAATACTACAGAAGATTTCAAACCTAAAGATGAGACAAAAGGATTTTTACATGAAGATACTTATTATTATATTTACGAAAATGATACTGGACAATATTATTTATCTTCTTCGTGGGGAGCTAATATTGAAGAGCAACTAAGTAAAAAAGCTAGTGCATCATCAGTTCAAGCATTAGTAACTAAAACTGATGAAACGAATTAGAATATAGCTGATAATTATACTACTACTGCAGAGTTAGAAGAAACTTATGCAACTAAAGAAGAAGTATCTGAAGTTGATACTAAAGTATCTGACTTAACTAAAACAGTAGAAGATGTAGATAATAGTAAATATAATAAGACTGAAGTTGATGAAAAGTTCGTTACAAAAGAAAGTCTCAAAGGTGATACTGATGATGACGATTTTATATTTGTTACTCAAAATAAATACAATACAGATCAAGCATTAAATGCAAAGAAATTCACTACTGAAGAACTTGTTACACAAGGTATTGATTTAACTGGAGTTAAAGTAACTGTACAAAATGCTACATTACAAGTAAATTCAGAAAGTGTTGCTTTAGATAAGAACATTCCTAAGATAGAATGTTTATCTTAGACAGATTATGATAATATGGAAGATAAACAAGATGATACTTACTATTTGACGTATGGCGAGAAAAGTGATATTGATACTGGATATGTATCTAGTGAATATCTAACTGAATATTACTATACTAAGAAAGAAGTTGATGAGTTAATCAAACAAGCAATTCAAGACGCGTTAGGACAATGATATATAGAAATGGTAAGTTAGTTTTAGAAATTCAACAAAATATTAAAGAATTAGTTGATTAGATTGAAGAAAAGGTTGAAAGGAAAATTGGTGCTGTTTACAAAGGTACTTAGTTAGTATGGCTTACAGTTTATGATGCAATCAGAAGCTGTTTTGGAAGTGGTACTTGGATTTCAGATAGACCTTGGTTACAAGATGATACATGGAAAAATAATTAATAAATTATGGGAAAATTTGGAACTTTAACCGAAAGAATTGAAAATACCACTACACCGTGGGAAGGTCATACTGGTTCTGAAGTAGAGGATTTTATCTGTACATAGTTAGATCAACTTGCTGGAGAGAATATCAAAAATGTTGAATACGATTAGGAGAAGGGAATATTAACTATTACCAAGTCAAATGGAGAAGTTCTTTCTGCGGATGTAACTGTAGCTCCAATAACTTATAATTATGGTATCTGGTTATACGGAATTGATATTAACGGAACTGTTTATTATGAATCTGATAAAAGGTCTATTACTACTCAATATAATGAAGATAAAATAATTAAAGTTGGAATTGTATTGTATGCTACAGCTCACGCTATTGGAAATCCTTCTGATAGACCTGGACCTTTTGATGTTACAATTAAATATGGTACAAAGAAAGGTACTTACAAAGTAAGTCCTGTAGCTAAAGATAAATGTATTGTAGATTCAAGTGGTAGTATTACAGGAATCCAATCAGGCTATGAAGATCAAGTAGCTTGGATTGATGTTACAAGTTTATTTTCAAAATAGACTTCTGCAAGTAATATTACGTTAACCGTTGATACTATTACCTATTCTTCTAATACTAAAGTTACCACTGATATTATTACTCTTGCATATAATGGTAATATTGTATTAAATTCAAATTCATTAGCTTATTCACTTAGTGGTGTAAGTAACTTAGGTGATTATAAACTAGAAGGATATATTTATGATTCAGAAGAAAATCTAACATCAATTACTTCTGAAAAAGGTAAGTTTGAAATATCTGGATTGTCTGTTGGTCTTAATAAGATTGCAGCAAGAGTAGTTAATCAAAATAATACTTCTATTTATAGTGATTGGGTTTATACAGATGTTATCTATACAGATAATAAATCTTTAAATAAAACAGTTGTTGCTGTAAACAATGCTAGTAATTCAATTATAAATAATGGTATTGCTACTATTTACAAATTAACTGTATATAAACCTGGAGATGGTGTTACTATCAACACTTATCTACAAGATGAAATTCCTGAATCAGATCTATCTAATCTTAGTGGATTGCTTAAGAGTGAAGTAATTGATGATTCATATTTAAAAACAACTGAAGATACATCTTACGAAACATCTTATTCTAAATATATAGAAGTAGATGCATCCGATACTACTCAGTATCTAGCAGTAACAGTTGATGGATAGATTTATAAGTTTGTTCGTTATAGTGTTAATGCTGCTAGATTATACACTTATAGACGTTTAACTGTTGATGCAATTGTTGATGATTATGTTTACTATAAACAGGTAACACCTATATATAACTACGATCAAATATCAGGATATACAAATAACGTATTTGTAACTGATACTTATGCGTCTGCATCTACTGCTGCAACGATTATTTCTGATTTAGAAGCATCTGATGGTTGGACTGAAGAAAATGGTAGAACAATCTTTAGAGTATCTGCACAAGATAAGGATATTCTTAAAAGTCCTATTCAATTAAATCTTGAAAATGAATTTACATTTGAATTTGGTTTCAAGACTTTTAATGTTAGTGATGAATCTCAACCTATTTTTACTATTGGTAACTTCTAGTTAAGACCTACTTAGTTCTGTTGGAATACGTCTGATGAAGATACATTCAACAAACGTAATGCAATCTTTAATAGTGATGAAGAAACACATATTCTAGTAACAGTTAAATCTGGATATACCATTGATAAGAATGATATTTATTATCCAGATTATCTTGGCTCACTTCAAAAAACTTTTGATGATAGTGTAAGTTCTTATACTATTAACTTAGTTAGAATATATGTTAATGGAAATATTAATCGTGAGATTATTCTACAAAACTCAGAAATCTCTGCATTAAAACAAGCTAAAATTCAAATTCACCCCACATCAAGTGATATTGATTTTTATTTGTTTAGAATCTATGGAAGCACTGCACTTGATTTCCCTGATATTCAAAAGAATTATATATCTTTTTTAAAGAATAGATCTGATAAAGATTCTTTCTATGAAAAGAATGATATATTAAATAGTAATGGAGAAATTGACTTTGAAAAATCTTATCAAAAATACAATACATTAGTATATGTATTGAGTAAAGATTTAAACTTTCCGTCTAAAGGATGGGGTTCTGCAATGAGTGGTGATACACAATCTACTACTGAACCTAATCAACCTGTTACTTTATTTATAAATTATGCAGACGAAAGTATAAATAAAATATATGGTGGTAGAATTACTAATGGTCTTATTAAAGGTCAAGGTTCTTCTGCAATGCGTTATTTAATATGGAATGTCGCTTTCAATTTAAATAAATATAAGATTGACGGAAAGAAACAAGATAGTATATTTACTCCTAATAAATTCTTAGATGCAGATACTAATAAATTCAAGGATGTAGACACTAACCAAACTATTGTTAATGGTTATAAAATGCCTCCTTATGATGGACAAGTAGATTCTGATAATTAGAATGAGGATTTAATTACTAAACTTGTTGGTAAAGTAAATTATGCATCATCTATGCAATCACATAAGATTGGTGCTTGTAAACTTTATAACGATGCTGCTTTAAATGCTGGATTAAAATATACAGGTAAGAAAGCAGTACATGAGGAACCATTCTTATATTTCTATCTACAAACTGATTTAGATGATGTAAGTAATGTTGAACTTGCTGATATTCTTGACAATAACAGTAATGTAAAATTCATGGGATTCCAAACTTGGGGTTCTGCTAAAGGTGATAAAGCAACATTCGGATATAGTAAAGATACTCCTGAATATATGTTATTCGAAGGTGCAGAAAATAGTGATTATCACTGTAACTTTATGGCTCCTTGGCAAGAACTTCAAAGAAAAGATAGTTTAACTGGAAACCTTGGATCTGTTCCTAATGTTACTTATGCAGAATCTCTTGAAGATCCTTCTAAGAATCTACTTATAAAGAATGATTCTATTTATCATTATGGTACTGCTGGAGCATGGGATATTGACTTTGGTAACAACGATGATGGCGATGGAATTATAGATGATGTAGCTACTACATTTAAGAAATTTAGAGAGTTTGTAGACTTTGTATATTTAAATGACTTTAATATTGAACAGACTGCTAACTCAGATACTTCAGTATGGAAAGTTAATACTAAATATGTATTAACTGCGAAAGTTAATCCTACAACAAATGGTGAAGCTATAGTAAATAATCATACTGCTGGTGATGTTTATAGATATAGTAGACCTGAAGGTAAATGGGTACGAGCTGGACTTGAATATGATTCTACAAATGGATGGAGTACATTTAATATTCTTACTTATACTAATACTAATGATTTTTCTGATGCTATTTTAACAATTAAAGAAAAATTTAAAGAAGGTATTAAAGAGTATGTAGATATAAATGATATTGCTTTTCATCAAGCATTTATAAAATTTGTATCTGGTACTGATAATAGAGCTAAGAATACTTATTGGCAACTTACTGGTATTGATAATGATTACAAAGTTAGATTAATTCAAGATGACCTTGATACTATCTTTGCAACTGATAATAACGGTTTACAATCTAAAGCTTATAATCTACTTGAACCTTCTTACAGAGCAGAAGATGCAGATTCTTGGGGCGATGATGGTAAGAATGTATTCTTTAGATCATTTGATCAGTGCTTTGAAGAAAATATTATTAATTATTTACAAGGAATTATTCAATTTACATTAAGTAATTCTTCTAATGTATCTGATACTGGTAACTATTTATATAAGAACTTCTTTGCAGTTCAATCTGATTATCCTGCTGTTGCATTTAATCATGTAGCTAAAATCTATTATGAAACAGCACAGATAATTAAGAATATGAATCTATTCTCTGGATGGGATAGCAATGGTGTTGATCCTATTACTCAAAGTCATGGTTCATCTCTTGAATATGAGTTGTATTTTATGGATAGAAGATTAAGATTCTTATCTTCTTATGCGTTAA